AAAGAAGATGGTACATACGAAACAACAACAGCTACGCAAGAAGAGTTTGATACTTTATACAGTAAAGCTGGATGGACTGATGTAGAACCAATAGATATTTTAGGTGCTGTTGGAGAAGAAGGTAAAAAATCACAAACATTTATTGCAGAAGAAGAATTAGATGCTCTTGCTCCTATTGGGTACGCTGCAATAATGCCTTATAAAGATGGCTTTATACCTATAAATGAATACCTACCTTTATTATTTCCTGAAACAAAAGATAACTTTTATTATCCAGGAGCAGAAGATTATATTCTTGATGAATTAAAAGTCAATGAAATAAAAACACTTCAAGATAGATTAGTTAAAACACCTTGGTTAGATACAGAAGACTATTCAGTAGAGTATGGTAGGCCAGGAACAAATACTAGAACTGCTTTATATAATGCACTAAAAGAATCTAACGCCCTTGGAGGTATTGGTTATAATGGAGCAATAGACATACAATTACAAAATCCTTATTCTCAAAAATACGAGCCTAAAATATATCAACCAACAGATAGGGTAACTAGACTACAAAAAGTTGATGCTATAGCTAACTCATTAGGATTATCTTTTTCTAATAAAGAAAGAAACTACTACGAAAAAATACTAGAAACTTTAGAAGAGAAAGAATTTAGAGTTGATGAAACAATAGGTCGAATAGCTGTAGAAGGACAGAAAACAACTACTACACCTAAGTTAGCACCTGGTGTAGACCCACTTACAGAAAGGCCAATACAAAGAGTTGTTGGTCAAACAGTAACACAAGAACCTATACCTTCGCAATTTGATGCTACTGCTAATTTACAAGAGCAAATTAAAACAGACTTTACAGGAGTTATGGAAAGACAGACAGATGTAAATAAAGCTCGAATGAATGCAGGAAATATTGCACAATCAATTATGCGACTCAAAGCATTGGGTGGATAATGGAAGTATCTCCACCAGTTATAGAAATAATACAAGAAGAAGAAGTTTTCAAAGGTACTGCATATGATGATGCAAGACCAGATTATGTATTAAAACCTGGTGACAAAATTATAGGTACATTAACAATTGGTTATGGTCATACTAATGCAGCTAGAAATAATGATGAACAAATCAATATAGGCGATACTGTTACAGAAGAAGAAGCATTAGAGATACTCAAACTAGATATAGCTGAGTTTGGTAAGTATGTTACTAACAGAGCTAATAATTTTGAAGTTAACTTATTGCAACCACAGTTTGATGCTTTAGTTATGGCAAGTATGAATAGAGATGCCAAGATGAGTGGTGGTCCTCTGTGGAGAGCTATCAAAAGTGGTGATGAAAAAAAGATTAGAGAGATATGGTCTAGTACAGTAGAGAAGTCTTTAGAAAAATACCCAGGTTTAGAAGGTCGGAAAGATAAAGAGTTAGAAATATTTTTTGATAGTTATGAAAAACCAGAAGATATTGATGAAGATAGAGGAATACCAGAGCCTGAAGATAATTTTATACCTGGACCTATACCAGAAAACAATATCCCACCAACAGTAGTTCCTCCACCAACAGAAGATACTGGTGTACAAAATATGATATGGACAGACCTATTCAACAATTTGTCTAATGCATTTATAGATAATCCTAGAACTGCAAGAGAAAGAGAATTGTTTGGTAGAACTTCTATTCGCTACAATCCTCCAACAGAGAAGGATATATCGGAAAAAATTGTGTATGATAGTGAAGAGAAGCAAATAATAGGTGATAACTATACAAGGTTATTACAAGCAATATCGCAAGGATTTATGAGATAATGGCACAAGTAGTAGTATATGGACCTAATGGGGCTAGAACAACAGCTAATACAGTATTTACAGAAGCTGACAAAGCCGCTGGTTATACAATGTCTGAGTACGATAGACTTATTGCTGGTCAAGTACCAGGAAGAGAAGGCTATGCAGGTGCTTCACAAACAGAACCTTTAACACCAGAATACCCAGGAGACTATGGTGGTGAAGATGCTTCTACTCCTACTAATGAAAGAGAAAGTGTTGTAGGCATAGGTAATACAAACTACGACACAAAAGATTATTCTAATGTCGGTGAAGATGGAGAAGTAGTAATTAAGAACGAAGATGGTTCTGTATATTCACCTACAGCTAAAAGAGATATGCCTATTCCTACAGGTGCAGAATATTGGAATGTTGATGGTGAGTATTACATTGTGTATTATATTCCTGGTACAAACACACCTATATATTACGATTCAAGTTTAGAAGATTTAAAAAATATATTTGGTCCTGTTGAGTTTCCTGGTATAGAACAAACTATTAAATCTCCTACAGCAGAGGAATGGAACTCAGCTATTCGTTTTGGTGACTCACTAGAGTTAGCTGACCCTAATGTGTACAATCCTGAAGTAAGTCCATGGTCTTCTTTCATAGATACAATTGCAACAGAGTCTAAAATTAGGCCTTGGTTACAAGATGCTGAAATGATAGAAAGACTAGCTGAAGCTACTTTAGAAGGTAGAACTGTTACTGATGCAGAATGGCAATCTACAAATTGGTGGAGAACACATACACAAGCTGAAAGAGATTGGTTACTATTAGCACAAAGCAATGCAACAGATTTCACTTCAGTATTAACTGCGGATGCAGAAAGAAAAATACAGGACGATAAAGCCGCTATAAAAAATTTAATGGAACAGTCAGGTATATCTAATCCATCAGATGAACTTGTATCTTGGGTAGGACAAAAATTGACTACTGGTCTTTGGTCTGATAGCTATGTTGCTGAACAAGTAAAGGTATTGTCTGACCCTACATTAGAAACAAACATGGATGTCGAGTTAGATAATTTTATAACATCTGGTGCTATAGATTATGACACCACAAGAGCTGGAGAATCACAAGTTAAAAGACTTAGCAAAGAAATAATGGGGCCTGTTTTTGGTGGTAACCTTGCAGAAAGTCAAATTAGTAAATGGGCTGGTATGATAAGAAATGACCCAGATGCAGAGATAGAAATTAGAGACAAAATGATGAGTATGGTTAAAGGACTTTTTGGTGAAAATACAGCTGAAGGTTTGACATACGAAGAGATTGCTGCACCTTGGCGTGGGTTTACTAGCAATGTTTGGGGTGGAACTTTAGATGAAACTTCTAACTTATTTCAAAATGTTATTAAAGCTAATGACATAACAAAAGCAAATCAACTTCTTTACACTGCTGGGCTACAAGATGGTGGTTCTGAAAAAATAAAAACAGAAGTAAAGAATAACATTGTAGGTGCTTTCGGTGGTGGAAGTGTTAGGAGGATTGTATAGTGGAAGAATTTTTAAAAGAAGTTAGAGCTTTATTACCTTGGTTACCAGAATCATTAGTAATGACTTATGCTAATAGCTATGCTACAAATCAAAATACAGATATCGCTTTAGCAGAAGTAAGAGCTACTGAAGAATACGAACAATTTTTTCCTAAGAACAAAAGACCAGATGGAACAGTTAGATTATCAGAATCTGATTATGCTGCTGTTAAAGAATCTTATGGTTTAACTGTTTCTGATTATGGAATTAACCCAGACTATTTCGAAAACACATTTGCAACTTTAATAGAAAAAGGTATATCACCAAACACTTTTAGACAAAGAGTAGCTACAGCTAGTGAAGGTATCATGCAAAATATTCCTGCTGTAAAAGATTATTATGCTGCAAACTTTGCTATGGATTTAACTGATGAGTCTATCCTTGCTTCTGTTATAGACCCTGATGTCGGGCAAGCTATTATAGAAGGAAGAATAACTGCTGCACAAATAGGAGCAGAAGCTGGTGCTAGAGGATTTGAATTGAATGCACAAGAAGTACAAGCATTAGAAAGAGCCGGATTAACACAGTCACAAGCAAGAGAATTTTTTGCTGTAGCGGAAAGAGAAGTTCCTAGACTAGCTAATCTAACTAGGAAATTTAAAGCAGAAGAACCAGTAACTGTAGAAGAAGTATTAACACCAGAAGGTCTAGTAGAAAGACCGGGTTACGATATTGAGGAATTTGTACAAGCTAAAGTCTTTGGTTCTGCTGAAGAGATAGAAAGATTAAGAAAACTAGAAGCACAAGAACTATCTGAGTTTACACCGCAAACTGGTGCAGCTAGAACAGGTCGTAGAGTTACAGGGCTTACTGAATCCTAGTACTATATATAGTATTAAATCCTTGACATACAAGATATAGTGGTATAATTAAATTATCGCATAGCGGTAGTCTGCGAATATAAATCGACTCTGCACATCCGGCTTATGTCTGGCGTATAAGCTGAGTATTTCAATTCGCCTAGTATCGGTACAGCTAGAAGTGGCTGACAATTCTCATTTGTACTTTAATTATAACTTGTCGCCTATCGCATTATATTCCCCAGGGTAATGCAGTTAGTAGAAACTGGGAGAGGAGAGAATATGGAAAACGAAGTAGAAAATACAGTAGAAGAAACACAGGAAGAAAGTAATCCTGTATCTCAGTTAAGAGAGCAATTAAAAAAAGCTCAATCTGAGAATAAGGAATTGAAGGCCTTTAAAGCAGATGCTGTTTTTAAAGAAGCAGGGTTTGACACTTCAACCGGTGAAGGCAAGGCATTAAAAAACTTATATGATGGTGAGTTACAAGCAGATGCAATTAAGCAGTTTGCTTCTCAAGAGTTCGGATGGGGTCAAGCTCCAGCTGAAGCAACAGAGCAAGAGGCACAAAAGCAAAGAGTTGTAACCAGCCAAGAAAACTTAGATACTGTTATTGAAGCATCAGTTCCAGTAGAACCTGTAGGACTAGATGACCAAATAAATCAGGCACAAGCTGATGGTGATTGGGCTACAAGTTCCGCTCTTAAAGCAGACAAATTAAAACAATTATTAAAAGATAAATAGAAAGGACCTAAGAAATGGGTGCAGTATCAGGACTCGGCGATTCTTATGACTTGCCGAATTATGTAGGGGAACTCTTTAATGTTACTCCTAACGACACTCCTTTTCTATCCGCTATTGGTGGGATGACTGGTGGTAAATCAGTAACCTCTAAACAATTTACTTGGCAAACAGTAGATAACGCTGCTGCTGCTCAGACAGTTGCATTAGAAGGTGCAGACCCAACATTCGCAGAAAGAACAAGAAGTGAAGTAATAAATGTTACACAAATTATGCAATATGGTGTTAATGTTTCTTACACAAAACAAGCAGCAACTGGAAACCTTAGTGGACAATCCATTATTGGTAACCAACCAGTTCAAGATGAATTGGCCTTCCAGTTAGACATGGCTCTTAAACGAGCAGCAAGAGACATCGAGTTCTCTTTCTTACAAGGTACATATGTAGCAGATACAGACATGGCCACAGAAAGAAAAACAAGAGGTATCTTAGAAGCTATCACAACTACAGAAGTTGCTGGTGGTGCTGCTGCTTTAAGTCAAACAATGATTGAATCAGCATTAAAAGGAATGGCGGACTCAGGTGCTCCATTTGAAATGCCAGTCATTATGGCTAACAGCTTCCAAAAGCAAAAACTATCATCAATCTACTCAAGTGCTTTAGCTTTAGCACCAAGAGATAGAAACATTGGTGGCGTTAATATCACAACAATCGAAACTGACTTCGGTCAAGTTGGAATTGTTTATGATAGACACATGCCAATAGATGATGTTGCTATTGTAGACTTGGCTTTTTGTAAGCCAGTATTCTTGGATATTCCAGGAAAGGGACACTTCTTCGTAGAGCCATTGGCTCAATCCGGAGCAGCTTATAAGTTCCAAGTGTATGGAGAAATCGGACTTGAATATGGTCCAGAACAATTCCATGCTAAAATAACAAACCTAGCTACCTCCTAATTAGGAGATAGATAGTATATTTATTAGAGGGAGATAAATACTTCTCCCTCTAGTAATATGGAGATATATGGCAGCAGTAAGTACACTCGTAGATAGAATATATAGAGATTTTTTAAATAAACCTGATGACCTTTCAGCGTTCTCTAGATTAGATGGTGAAATGACTGCTATTCAAAATACATTATCTTATGAAGCAGGACTGTTTAGTGTAGAAGAAGAGAACTTATTAGGTAATGGAGCAATTGTAGAAGTAGACCAAGAACTTATGTTAGTTACAAGTGCTAACACATCAACAAGAGTTTTATCAGTATCAAGAGCTTACCAAGGAACAACAGCTGCTATACATAGTGATAAAACAAATATTTTTATTAACCCAACATTTCCTAGAAAATCTGTATTTGATGCAGTTGCAGATAATATTGTAAGATTGTATCCAAGTTTATATAATGTAACAACTACAACAGTTACCTCTAGTACCACTTATGCCGAAGTTCCGGCATCAACTATAGAAGTACTAACTTCTTATGTACAAAATTCTAGTGGTGAGAAGTACACATCTGCGGGTATAGAACTACTTAGAGATTTTCCACCATCAAGTACAAATGCAGCTGTACAATTTTACAACACATCTACTGGTAAGACAGTATATCTTGTAGTTAAAAGAAAGTTTGTTAGACCATCTGATGAAACAGTTGACCTATCAACTACTTGTCTTATAGAAGATGAGTATGAACAGATAGTCATGGTGGGTGCTGTAGCAGACATTGTAGGTGCTACAGATATAGATGCAACAACACAAGAATTTATTACAGAAAAATTAGCAGCTGAAAATTATCCAGTTGGTTCAGGAGAAAGACTTAGGAATGCACTTCTTAGACTTAGGTCATTGTTGATAGATGAAGCAAGAGGGAACTTGCGTTCTTTATATCCTGCTCCTGTGACAATAATGAACATAAATTACAGTGCATAATGGCTGTATTACCTTCTCCAAGTAACACATCACAACCACAAGCTCAAGGCTTTGAAGCTAACTTAGATGATTTATTTCTAAGATTTGCTGTAGGTCCTGGTAGGCAGATGCAGATAAACACTGCACCTCTACAGGCACAAGCTATACAAACATCAGAAACACCAGAGGATTTCCAACAGGAGTTTGGTCAGATTTATTCAAGAACAGATTTCTCTGGTGGTGAAGGTTTAGATAAAGCACATAGAAGAAATGGTACAGATAGAGATTTCTCTAGGTTTTGGGATAGCAAAGGTGTTGATGTCTTTCATGGTGATGAAGATACTGGGTACAATGCACATTTGTTACACGATATGGAACAAAAAACATTAACACTTACAGATACAAATAATTATTTAGCACAAACAACAAATGGATATTTATATATTACTGATGACACAGATGTGTATGAATCAACTGATGAAGGTGACACTTGGTCAGCTATGACTTCTACAAACATAAGTTATAAAGTACAAGGTATAACTTCTTTTGGTAATGATTTGTTTGTTGTAACAGGAGATGGTTCTACGAACAAACAGTTACTACATTATGATGGTACTACTTGGACTGATGAAGCATTAGGCTCTAGCTTTACAGGTTCTTTTACAGGTATATGGTTTGCAAAAGGTGCATTGTTTGTTAGTGGTAAATCCACATCAGCAGAATATTTATGGCAAGGTGACCCATTTACAGGAAACTTTACAGGTGTATTTCAAACAACAAGTGCATTAACACAGACAGAACCAACACATGGTTTTACTGATGTTGTAGATGCAGGTGCAGTAGTTCTTGCAGGTAATACAGATGGCAATATATATTCTTTAAAAATAGATGGTGGTACTTGGTCATTAAAAGGACAAACTAAATTAAGTTTTGAAGA